CCGTCATTCCCGCGCAGGCGGGAATCCAGTGTGTTAGGTTTCAGTTGTTTTTGGGTTTCGGGGAATTTCCAAATCGTCATTCCCACGAAAGTGGGAATCTAGCCCTTGGGGCAGCGGCAATATTCAAAAGTCGTCTGAAAATTTAGAGGTTCTAGATTCCCGCGTTCGCGGGAATGACGAAGTTTCAGACGGCATCCGCCCCCGCCGTCATTCCCGCACAGGCGGGAATCCGGACCGTTCGGTTTCAGCCGTTTCCGATAAATTCTTGCAACTTTGAGTTTCTAGATTCCCACTTTCGTGGGAATGACGTGATACAGATTCCCGTTCTGCATCACAATATAAAAACATATAAAAAACATTGTAATATCAAGCAATTCATTTTTTTTTTTTTTTTGCGTGTCAATGATTTAGGCATATAATGATAAAAATCACATACTCTAAAAATGGAAAACTAATGAAACAAAAAAAGACAGTTCAATGCATCTTACTTGGCTTCGCGGCCGCTTCTATGCACGCTCAAGGGGCGGACGTAAATAAAGGAACAATCGTTAAAGAAGACAAATACACCCTCGTCCTCGCACAAGGAGGGCAAGAGAACAACTACACCTACGATGGCGAAACCGAAGTCAAACCCTTGAATTCCCTCATCATTGCCGCCAACGGCGGTACGAATAATATTACGATAAAAGGCAAATTGGCAGACGGCTCAGCCGATGCCTCGCCGACGATTGACAATAAATCGATTGAAAGAAATATAAACACAAACGGTTATTCGTACACATTACACGAAACGTACAGACCGGGATATCATAGGGGCGGCGCGGTGATGTTGGCGGATCAAAGCTATGAGGGTAAAAACAACATCACTTTTGAAAACGTAACCATAGCCGCCCATAACGCGCCTTACGGCATTTTGTCTTATGACAGAATCAATACGCAAAAATCCGAAAGCTTGGCGCCGGCGACGCTTACCTTTAAAGGGCGCAATACCATCAATGCAGACGCGGACCCGAATGCCAATCCCGGGGTCGAAGGTATTACATTGCTTAATAATGGTGAAAAAGTGGGGGAATATCGTCTTGTTTCCGAAGAAGGCTCGACGCTGAATATCAACATCAAATCAGGAAAAGATAGAGGACAAGGCATTACCGCCAACCACTATGGTAACTCAGGCATCAACCTCAACAACGCTTCTCCAAGCATCACCACGATGGAGTTCAAGGGCGATGTAAACATTAAAATCGATAGGAACGGACAGGAAGAGGCGGAAGCAAACGGTTTTGGCTTCTATTCAAGCCGCAGACTAGGCAATAAGAAGCAGATTCCGGAAGGCTCCAAAATGGAAGCGATTTTCCGTGGAAATGTCGATATCGTTGCAACGCCGGTTTATGACGAGCAAGGCAGGCCCAAAAGCATAGGCAGCGCGTTTGCGATTGACGGGAAAAACAGCAAAGTCGAGGTTATCGGCGGGGAAGACAAGGTTGTCAAAATCAAAGGCGATATTTTCGCCTACAACGGCGGCAGCGTGAGCGTGAACCTCGCCAACAAAGATTCTTATTTTGAAGGGGAAGCCCATATCGGGAAAAGGAGCTTTGCCAAAGGGAAAGATATGTTCGCCTTAACCGTGGATGCGGACGGATATGAATTAGCCCCCGATACAAATTCGATTGAAAAGAAAAAGAAAGAGCTGAATGCTAAGCAGAAAGTATTGCCAAGCAGAAAAAAAACTTTGGATAACGTAAATAAAAAATTGGATGAAGAAAATAAAGAATTGGCTGAACTAAATAAAGAATTGGCTGAATCAGGTGAAAATGAAAAGAGAAAAGAACTAGAAAAAAAAGTAAAATCGTTAGAGTACAAAATTCAGAGCAAAAAAAGGCAAATAGAACGTCTAAAAGAAGACATAGAAAGGGTTGCGGTACTCGAAGAAGAAATCAAAAGATCTGAAGAGTTCTTCGATGAAAACGGTTGGATTAAAGACAGCGTTATCGACGACAAAACAAAAAACACCGTCAACCTCAAAATGAGCAACGGCGCGCGCTGGACGGTTACCAATGATTCGATGCTGAAAGAGTTGGATTTGTCGGAAGGCGCGCAGGTTGAATTTAGCGACAGCAACAAATTCGTCAAAGTGTCCGTGAGCAAGCTCAAGGGCGACGGCGGCGTGTTCAAAATGTATGGCGACATCGTCAAAGGCGAATCGGACAAGCTGATTACCCGAAAAGGCAGCGAAGGAACGCACATCATCGAATATACGGACGATGCCAAGGCAAAAACGACAGGCAGGGAATTTTTAAAGCTGGTCGAAAACAAGGGCAATCAAGAAGACAATAAAGCATCATACAAATTGAATGTCCGCTGTACGGAACAGGGAGGATGGTGTTTTACCTTGGGCGAGTCGGGTGCTTCCAAAAATGTCAATATTTCCGCAGACGGTAAGCGGGACTTCTACCTCTACCCGGCCACCCTGACGCCTGGCGCATCGAGCAGCGTTCTTTTCGGCGAGGCGTTATATCAGTTGAACGCGGTTTCCGATGAAACGCTGGTGCAGCGTATGGGCGAAATCCACGCCGACGGAACGCCGCAGGAAGACAACAACGTTTGGATCAAACGCGTCGGCGGAAAATTCTCCGGCAGCCGCAGCGATTACCGCGTGGGCGGTTACGGCAACCGCTATTGGGGTTTTGCCGGCGGCTTCAACAGGACGGGGTTCGGCGACAAATGGATTCATTACAAAGGGCTGATGCTCCGCCACCTCCAATCGTCCTACACCCCCGAAGACTATGCCGGCAGCGGCAAAATCTACGGCAGGACGGCAGGCGTTTATTCCACCTGGCTCAACCGGGAAAGCAGGGCTTATTACGATTTGGTCGCCAACATCGCCCGATATAAGGGCAGCTACGGGCTGACCAATTACGCCGGCAAACGGGTCGAATCGGACGAGGCGCGCCTGAATGCCTATATGCTTTCCGCCGAAGCCGGCAGGCGGATGGAAAAACAGGACGGCGGCAAAACCTATTGGTGGCAGCCGGAAGCGCAGTTGTCCTACTGGTTTACGCGCGGCTACGGCTTTTCGCTGTCAAACGGGCTGTCTGCCGAAACGGACAACTTCCGCAGCCTGATGGGGCGGTTCGGCTTTCGGGCGGGCGTGGACGGTTTGGACGGCGGCAGGCTGAACATCTACGGCAAGCTGATGTACAAACGCGAGTTTATCGGCACGATCCGCCACAGGTTCAACGGCTCTGCCGTGGAGGAATTCAAACACCGGGGCGGCTGGTTGGAATACGGTTTGGGCGTGGTGCGCCGCAATGCCGAAAACGGACGGCAGCTTTATTTTGAGGCGCAAAGGTCTTCGATGCACACGATGCGTCAGAATTGGCAGGTCAATATGGGCGTGCGCAGTATGTTCTGATGCGCGGATGCGCCTGAAAACAATCCGGAACGGCCAGACGCGTTCCGGATTGTTTTTTTGTCGGGGGGATTTGCCGCCATATCAAAACAGGCGGGAGATGCCGTCTGAAGCGGTGGGCTTCAGCCCACCAAAGCATCAAAGCATCCAATGCCGTCTGAAACTTCGTCATTCCCGTGAAAACGGGAATCTAGAATCTTAAACTTTCAGATAATCTTTGAATATTGCCGTTGCCCGATGTTCTGGATTCCCGCCTTATATATTGCACCCCAGTTAAGGAGTGTAAAAACTGATTGAAACCCCTTGACAAATTCGATTAACCGATATTTGAGAGGGGTCTAAAATGTCATTCCAGCAGGAACTTCAAATAAACCAGACGGCAGACGCGAAGCGTCTGCCGCTTCCTTGTCTAAATAGTAACAACTGCATTGACACAGAAAACCCTAATCAAAACAACACCAAACAAACCCCCGTTTTTTACGAAAAATTCGCCAAAACAGACCAAAACCTGAACGAGTTTTCTACCTCGTACAAAAAATCTTCACATGCCTTAGAGCTGAACGTAAAACAGTTCATTGAAACGTTTGGAATCGAAAAGTGCGGATTCCTGACACTCACTTTCGCCGACGACGTGCAAGACGTTAAAGAGGCGAGCCGCCGCTTTCACAGCCTCCGTACAAACTTTCTTAAAAAACATTTTGAAAACTATATTTGCGTATACGAACGCATGAAAAGCGGTCGTATACATTTTCATCTCATCGTAAACACACGCCAAGACATCCGCCGTGGTCTGAATTTCAGACAAATCCAAGCCCGTAATTACACAAGTGCCAACAAAAACCTGCGCCAACTATGGCAAGTCCTTCGGGAAAACATGGAAAAGTACGGTTTCGGGCGTTCCGAACTGCTGCCAGTCAAAACCAACAGCAAAGGACTTGCGCGATATGTCGGAAAGTACATTGCAAAACACATTAACAGCCGTCTGCCCGAAGACAAAGGCTACCGCCTTATCCGTACAACAATCGGCAAAAAACAGTTGTGGAAGATTGCGACAAGCAATTTTTCGTTTGTATCGGAGGGTTCGCGCAAATGGCGCGAAAACCTCAAAAAATGGGTTTATTGCATTGAGTCGCTGATTAAAGCGCATGTAGAACTTTTTTACGGTATAAAACTGAAACCCATGAACGAAGAGAACTACAACCGTATCCTGACGGATTTTGTCAGCCCGAAATGGGCGTATTACAACCGCGAAACCATTATCAATATGGCGTGAAACAGGAAACCGTTGATTGTGGTTCGGGGGCGCGGATGCCCGATTACCGCCCTTGCGAAGCAAGGTGCGAGCGGCGTTAAGCCGCGTGTGAGGGCACCGCCCCCCGCGCCCCCGAACCGTTGAATGAAAGAAGCCTGAACAGGAAGACAGGCGAAGCAGATTTTTAAACCGAAGTGAAAGGAAAAACATCATGTCTCAAGAAACAGAACGCGGACAAGGTATTTTCGTCATTGCCGCATTTGACCGCATGTTTACACGTGAACGCAAAAACCAAGACGGCACATTTACCAAGACTCATTATGTCGGCCTGATTATTCGTAGCGAAAGCCAAACGCGCCTTTGCGAAGTTCGCACAAAACACCCTGAAAAATATGAAGGCTACAAGCCTCAACAAATCGTCTCTATGCAGGTTTTCCCCCGTGCATTCAAAGACAACATTTATTATTCAGACGAAGCATAAACCAGTTATAGCGGTTCGGCGGATGCCGCTGTACAGACCCCAACCAATCCGCCTTTTATTAACCTATCCGAAAGGAAAACATCATGAAAAAACTGAAGAATGCCGTAGTAGCGGCAACCTTAGCCGTATCGTCAGCATATGCAATGGCGTCTGACAATACCATCCTTGATGCCATTACAACAGAAATGAGCGGCTTGAAAGCAGCCGTAGGCGCAATCGGTGTAATCGCCGTCGGTATCGGTATTGCATTTGCCACAATTCGCATCGGCAAACGTGGTGCAAACTCCGTAGGCTAATCGAAGGGGCGCAAGCCCCTTTTTTAAGGTGCAGAAATGGGCTATCAAGTCGGCAGAATCTGTTATAGAACAGAAAAAGAAGCAACGAACGTTGCGATGAGTCAGGTCATACCGTCTTTTGATAAAGACGGAAATCTGAATGTGCCGTTTTATAACGGCAAAAGCTGGATGTATCGGCAGCAGACGGTCAAGATGAGTTTTCCGTACTGCGAGTACGGACAATACGCGGCATTTGGCGAATATACAGGACAGACCATTGCAGGCGCATCGGCAATAGTCTTTGTAATTATCGTGCTTTTAAAGGCAATTAAAACAATCTAGGTGTGTGATGAATGAACCCCGAAACCGAATTTTTAACAGCAGCAATTCCAGGCATGTTTGTAGCGTTGTCGTTGCTGCTTTTGGCATACAAACAGTAACCGTTCCATTTGCATTTGCAGACGTGGCGATGCCGCCGCCTGCACAACATCAAAACGCATCATTTCCAAGCGAACAAGCATTGCGGAACATGGGTTACAACCCTGATACGGGCGTTTGGCGCGTGAATGCGCAGAATAGAGGTAGAGCCGAAGTCAAGAGTAACGGCGAAACGATTACGGGCAGCCAGAAAAAGACCGTAACGGCAACAGGCGTTCACGGAGAGAAGGCGCAGATTTACACAGTTCATAGGCAGGATGTCAGTGTAAGCAAGCTTCAGAAGGCATCTAATGGGATTGCGGTGGGTTTTGGGTTTTCTAACGCGGCAAATTATGCAGCGCCTTTTGCTAGGAAAATGGGGGAAAGTATCGCAAAAGGAAACTATGGCGATGCAGCATGGAATGCTTTTCAGGCTTTGGCTAATGCCGCAGACGGTTTTTTTTCAGGTCCTGCTAATTCTGTAACAAATCTTTTTGAAGGCATAGCAAACGGCTACCTAGACGGCAAGAACGAAGTAAACGCCGAAAAAACCGATAGGGAAGCAAACGCGGTTGCCGCCAAGAAAGCCGCAGCGAAGGCAAAAGCCGCCCAAGCCCAAGCCGAACGCGCAGGCGATTTCCGCGCAGCCGTAGCCAATGCAGCGGCAGCCAAGGCAGCAACAGCAGCCGCAGAAGCAGAGAGAGCCGAAGAACTCGCAAAAGAGCAACTCAAGCCCAAATATGAAAACGGCAAAGTCTTAAAACCCTTTCTAATTCGTATTGAAGAAACCGGTTACATATACGCAGCAAACGGGAATGGCGGTGAGGTACTTGAATCTAATCCTGAATGGACAATTGCGTATTTAGAAAATAACGGAGGCGATCTTATTTATGGATATTCGTATTCTCAAGAAAAATGGGGCGATTCCATAAATATTAATGCTTTTGGATTTAAAACAACTTACAAATTTAAGCACAAAAACACTCCAAAATATCTATCGAACGGTATTTATAAAGGTTATTATGATATTGCCTTATTTGTAAAAGCTTATCAGCCAAATTCCAGCAATATAAAAATATTAACTGACCCGAATCCCAAAGACTTCATGCTGAATCAGCAGGAAGTAGCTGGCATTCTGAACAGAATGCTTGAAGACCAAAACACCAACCATGCAGAGCTTATGAAACAGCTTGCAAAATTGGGGGGCGTGATAGACCAAGCCACAACCGCAAACAGTTTTACCCCTGCAACAGCCTTATCCGAAACGTTCACGCCCGAAGGCTCAAACGTACCGCAACAGACCCTGTTTAAGTTGGACGACAAAGGCAACGTAACCGCAACCGCCATCCCCCGCCCCGATTTGAAACCCAACAGCAGCCAAGCCCCCGCGCGGCAGCCCGTCGCACCTGCCCCAACCGTTGGGCATAACAACGTAACACCCGCACCAAGCGAACAGAACGGGGAGCAAACCGCGCCAAGCGGACAGCAGACCCGTCCCGAAACGGAAGCAGGCGGCAATGACCATGAAAACTACGATTACGAAGACTTAATAATCCCTGAAAGAGACATAGACCTAGGGAAATTAAAACCCGTTGACGCATTTGCAACAGACGGCGTTTGTCCGTCGGGCGTAAATGTTCAAATGGGCTTGCTTGGCACAATAGACGTGAACTATGACGAAGCATGCCGTATTTTAAGACTGCTTCGCCCGATTATCATTCTCGCCACGATGATAACTTGTTCAATGATGGCATATGCCGCCGTTAAGGAGCTTTGACATGTGGGGAAAACTCTTAACCGCCGTTTTAACGACATTCGCCGGCAAAATCGTCGCCGCCCTCGGCGTGTCGTTCGTGTCCTATGTCGGGCTGAACGAACTTCAAGGCTATTTACTTTCTAGCGTACAGCAGCAAATAGGAGGCATTCCCGAAGTTGCATTGCAACTATCCTATATCGCAGGTATAGGCGTATGCCTTAATTGGATTTTCGGTACATTTGCGTTTATCGCTTCACTTAAAGCAGTTTCCAAACTGTCGGCATCAATGACGAAAGGATAATAATGCTATATTTGATAACAGGCGTACCCGGTTCGGGGAAGACCCTGAAGATGATTTCAGACCTAATGACGCGCGAAGATCTCAAGAACCGCCCCCTGTATCTTGATGGCATTCCCGAAGTTAAAGAAGACGTAATAACGCATCTCCCGATACCCGAAGGGGAGAGTATGAAGACGTGGCACAAATGGGCGCCGACAGGCGCAATACTTGTCATTGACGAATGTCAACGCGTATTCCGCCCCCGCCCAAGCGGTTCAAAAGTACCCGATTATGTCGAAGAGCTTGAGACCCATAGGCATAAAGGCATTGACATCTTCCTATTGACACAGCATCCTCGCCTGATAGACGCAAACGTAAGAAACCTGATAGGGCATCATTGCCATATCAGTAAAACTAATTTGGGCGTTCGCCGCATGGTCGAATGGAACGGATGCGGAGACCCTCAAAGCCGCCAGAGCATCGCCGAAGGCGTGAAGAGCGTGTACACTTTGGACAAACGCGCGTTCGGCGTGTACAAGTCCGCCGAAGAGCATACCAAAATCAAAACAAAGCTATCGCGCGTCGTATATGTAGCCCCCGTCGTCCTCGCCGTCATAATCGGCGCATGCTACTACCTGTACAGCAGTTGGCAGACCACAAACAAGGCAATCAAATCCGCGCCGGTGGCGCAGACTGCCGAAACGCTGCCGCCGCCCTATGGCGGAGGAAGCGGGGCGGCAGTCCAAGAGCCGCAAAGCAGCGCAGAGCCGCAGGAGGTCAAGACACAGGCGGAGCAGGAGGCAGAACGCAAAGCCGCCTATTTAACAGAGGACGACTACCGCCCCCGTATCGAAGGCAGGGCGGAAACCGCCCCTATTTACGACGGCATGAACAAAGCCGTAAAAACCATGCCGTATCCCGTTGCCTGTGTCAAATCAGAAAACCGCTGCACCTGCTACACGGAGCAGGCAACGCCGATAAAAGACATGAAAAAGTCCCAATGTCTTGATTACGTTGAAAACGGCATATACAATCCGTACAAAGAAAGTAACCGATTAACGACAGAAACCACGACACCGAAGGCAGAAGCACCGCAGGGAAGCAAAGTTGCCGTACTGGGCGGCAAGCCGCAGCAGAATCTAATGTACGACAACTGGGAAGAGCGCGGCAGGGATTTTGAAGGAATAGGCGGCGGCGTGGTAGGAGGTGGGACATAATGGGAGCAGGCTTTTTACTCGGCATATGGGCAACCCGTTGCTACTATAAAAAAGGCGGTTGGGCAGGCGTGAAGAAGTATTTTATATTGCCGATTGTCCTGATTGAGTTTGTTGCTGCCGTTGTGATTTATCTTGGGCATAAATTTCCGACTTAACCCTAAAAAAACCGTTCCAACCCTGCAACCTTTACCAAGGCAGGGGGAGGACGTCCAGAAAGATTTGTAAAGACGGATTCATCGTCTTTATAAATCTTTTTGGATACCCCTTGCCGCCCCGCCAAAAGAACACACTCTGCCCGTGGGCAGGGTGATAGGCGTGCGCCTTTTGCGCCGTTCCCCCTGCCCGCGCGGCGTCGCAAGTGAGACTGGGGGTGTGGGGGCTAGCCCCCGCAAGACCTTTCAGCTAATGAAACATCAACCACAGGCAGGCGAAGCAGCGCACTTTGCGAGCGAAGCCGCAAACAGCCGAGAAGCGCGGGGGGGGGATTGGCGATAAGCGCGAGGGGGGTGTCCCCACAGCGCCGCCGCGCCGCGAATGCGGCGCAAATCTACGAGCTTCAAGCAGCCAGTGTTCAAAACAGCAACCGTTCACTGACTGCTTGTCGTTTGACGAAACCCCAAGCAAAACCCCCGAACCCGAATAAACCCGCCGATGTCCGAGCATGTCGCGCAGATTGGGACGGGGGTTTGCCGCATAAGCAGTTTGAACACTATCAAGGGACAAGAGCCCGAAACATAAGGTAAAACACAATGCACTTAGGTATAGACGTATCAAAGAACACCCTAGACTGCTGTCTGATTTCAGACGGCATTTTTTATGAACGCAAGTTTAAGAACGACAGTTCAGGCATAGACAAGCTGCAAACATGGCTGCAAGAACATGGAGCAGACAGTAATTTGCACTGCTGTTGCGAAGCAACAGGCACATATTACGAAGAATCGGCAAGAGCTCTTTCCCGTCGTTACAAAATGAGCGTAGTCAACCCACGAACCATTAAAGGATTCGGCACGGCGGTAATGAACCGCAGTAAGACCGACAGGCAAGATGCAAAGCTGATAGCCCGATACTGCCAAGCCATGAAACCCGAACAATGGCAGTCCGCCACACCTGAACACAGACAATTGCAGGAGCTTGTCCGATACATCGCCCGAACCAAACGGCAGAGAGCCGCAGAGCAGATTAAGCGGCAGACCGCCCCCGACAGCCTGAAGCCTCACATACAGAGCACCATCGAACATCTCACAGAGCTGCTAACGCGTCTTGAGCAAGACCTCAAAGCCCACTACCGCAGCCATCCCGAACATGACAGCCGTAGAAAGCGGCTGAAGACCATAGACGGTATAGGCGAAAACGCCGCCGCCGTCCTTTGCTCCGTCATCACAGACCGCTTTACCCACGCCAAGCAGCTTGTAGCCTACTTGGGACTAGACCCCAAAGAGCACCAGTCAGGGACGAGCGTCAGAGGCAGGACGCGCATATCGAAGATAGGCAAGTCCGACATACGGGCAGCATTGTATATGCCTGCCCTTGTAGCCTACCGCATGGGCGCATTTCCCGACTTTACCGCAAGGCTTGAAGCCAAGGGCAAGCCGCCAAAAGTCATCATCGTAGCCATCATGCGTAAACTTGCCGTCATTGCATTTAATCTGCTGAAAAACGGCGAAGAATTCGATAGAAGCCGATACAGGAAGATATAGGGAAACAAGAAACCGTTGATTGTGGTTCGGGGGCGCGGATGCCCGATTACCGCCCTTGCGAAGCAAGGTGCGAGCGGCGTTAAGCCGCGTGTGAGGGCACCGCCCCCCGCGCCCCCGAACCGTTGAATGAAAGAAGCCTTGACGGAAAAAAAAGTAAGCACTGCACCGCAGGGCGGGACTTCTTGCACCTTTAAAAAATGTAAAGTTTATTGACGAAGCAATACACTAT